CTCATAACATTGTTCCTTATGTGAAAAACAAAAAAGCCCGACTATAAAGCCGGGCTAGTTTGATTAGCTGGTTGAGTCCCATTTGATGATACGGGCCTGCGCTTTGGTGTTCGCATCAGTATCGTCAGCATGGGTAATGCCGAAATTACCAAGGTAATACCAGGCGATACCCTTAGAACGACCGTAATCGTCAGGGATCTTACCGCGCAGTTCCAGTGGGTTTGCAACGACTTCGGTTACAGTGTCTGAACCAAAGAAGTACGCAGCATCACTATTGGAAAAGCCAGCTGACGGGATGTTGGTTTGAGAGACAACACGGAAATTATCGTATTTGCCTTTCTCACCTTCCATGATCCGCATCCAGCCTTCACTGGTGTACTGGTGAATACCTTCCAACTCGTTACGCATTGGGCGCAATGTTGTTGGACGGGCAACCAGAACATAATGCTCACCATCGAACACCGGGATGTTACGTTCTTCCATGGTGTCGCCAATACCTTTGATGTGGTCCAAAGACAGATCATTAGTATGTGCGCCACCTGCTGTACCTGTATCAACCAAGTCAAACGCGGTTGCACTGGTTGACGTTGCACGCAGCAATGTTGCATTAAACTGACCGTGGGCAACACGATCCATTGTGCGGGCCGCATCGTTTTTCAGCGTTTTATGGATGATTTCCTTAACGGGATGCTCAGACAAATCATCATACTTGCCAGAGTAAGGAACAGAGTTACCAAATTCCTTAACCGTTACGGTGCCGTTACCAACCGGAAAGGTGGTTTCAGGCATTTTTTGGTTTTCATTGATACCGTTCTCATCGCCATCATCGGCAGTGTTGCCGTAAATGTTCCAGGTATAGGTATCACCACGATTTTTACCAAGGGCGGTTTCAACATCACAGAATTGAGTAAAACGACTCAAAGGCTGAACCGCTGTACGCAGTTCTTCTGATAATGTCGGCGTCGCCATAAAACCGGAGTCAGACCGACTCCATAATTGACCAGACATAATTACTTCCTCATTTTAATTAACAGGACGATTTTGATAGCCATTGCGACGCGCTTTCATACGTTCCACTGCACTTTCAGGGCTGTTATCTTGCTCTGTCGGTCTTGGGTTTGTATGTCTAGCACCGGACTGTTTAGCCGGCATACGCACAATGCCCTCTTTGTTTTGCTGGCGAGTGCTGGTAGGTTTTGGCTCGGTCCTCGTACGACCAAACTTCTTCGCTACGTCCTCTGCTGCCAACTTGATTATTTCTTCCGGGGTTTTGTCTGGATGAATACGCTCTAAATCTTCCGTCTTTAAGTCAATCAGCCGATAGGCGTCAGGATCTTTCAGAAGATCTGAGTAGTTTTCATTAACGTGAGCAATACCCCTGTCAACAGAAGCGTTAAAATCCTTTTGAGTTTGTGCGGCTGTCTTAACCTGTTCGCGTCTGTCCATTTCTGCGATGGTTTGCTGGACCGCTTGCTGTGTTAGCTGGTTAGGATCTAGAGTAGCTGTGTCGCGCCCTGATAATAACTGCACTAAAACGCCAGTGGCTTCCTCAGTGTTACCATCGTAAATCTGCTCAAGCAGCTGTTTAGCTGACTCGCGCATTTCCCCCGCGTCCTGTCTGGATGGCTGGGTATTCTGTTGGGCCATTTGCTGAAACCGTTGGGTTTCTTCCTGCAAATGACGCTCATATTCTTGCAACTGGCGCTGCTTCTCAGATGCTTCACGCAGGCGTTGATCTGCTGCTGCATCCTTTTGCGCCGTTCGCTGTACTTCTTCCAGGCTTCGGACTACCTCTACGCCATTGACTTTAAGACGCATCTTCCATTCGCCGTTTTCGTCTTTAAAGACTGGCGAATTGGCCTCATCCTCGGCTTTGGGCTTATCTTCTTCTGGCTTGGTGTAGGCTTCTGGCGGTAAATCTTCTTCACCGTCATCCGCTTCAACATTGTCAGGGTCAAAGTATTGCGTATCTGCATTGTCATAGTCTGCATACAGCTGTTTTAGCTTTTCCTCGCGTGGGGTTAAAGCCTTTGCTGGCTGTTGCTCTACTTCGGTTTGTTCCTGATCCGCTGCTGAATCAGAAACGTCTTGAACAACTTCGTTCTCGATGGTTTCTGCCATGGTATTCACCTTTTTTTAGGCATAAAAAAACCCGCCTTCGCGGGCTACTTAATGGCATCAGCTGGTTATTACTGCTGACTGCGCATATTCTTTAGCTGTTGCAGGGCCAAATCTGCATCGCTTATCACTTCCTGGACGTAAATCAAGATGCTTTCGGCTACCTTAATTTCATTTTGTAGGTACTGGATTCGGCGTTTACGCCAGGGCGATACCGTTGCCAGCTCCTTACGGGCCTTGCTTGCTTTCTCAAAAGCCCGGCCTTTAACGTATTTACCAACATCGCTTACCCAAAACTCATGTGCCTTTTCGCCAAGCACTGCCAGGGCAAAGTAAAATTCTTCCTGCTCGTTCTCAAATTCCGGCGTGATGCTGTCAAAAGAATCAGTCATTTTTTGTTATTACCCTTTCCCAAGCGTGGATTAAAACTCATATCCCGGTGCCCATACGCTCTTTAATGTTCATTTCACGATTGGTCTGGCTGGCTGACATTGCCGTGGTATCGCGATTGGTCTGGATCTTGTCCTGCTCGATAGCAAGTTTCGCTTTCAGTTCTTCCAGGCGCATACCTTTGTTTTCAGCCAATTCAATCAGCTGTAGTTCGCGGTCATTCTCAAGCCTTGCCATGAATCGCTGCGTTTCCTGCTGCTCTTTAAACTGTGCCAGCTGCATTTCCATTTGAGACTTAGCCTGCAATTCTTCCTGGCGGGCTTTCTGTTTCATTTGCTCGACTTGCACTTCTGGCGGTGGCTGTTGTGGCTCTTGTGATTTTTCTTGCAGGAACCTGTCACCATCGCCATAACCGGCATAGCTGTATATCTCTTTAACCACTTCATTCCAATTGACGCGCTCTGCAATGCTTGGCATTTGTGATGTGCTTTGTACCGCCATCATTAGGCGCTGGAGTTTCTGTTGTGGATTGGTATTACCCATACCGACATTGACGCTGACTGTTAGATCTTGCTGGATATACTGGTCCAGGGCATCTTCACCGCCATACGCTTTAATCAGTTCTTGTTTGAGATCGGCTTTCTCTGCGGCAATCGCCAGGATCGTGCTGTCGGTTTCAAACAGCTGCTCAAGTTTGACCAGAGTACGAAGCACCGGCTCAACCCAAGATTCAATGAACGTACGCATCATGTACTCTTGAACCGTGTTAGCACCGCTGCTCATCAAGTTCATGCCGCCGACCGTTTCATTCAGACTGCGGTTACTTTGGACGGTTGACGGGCTAAATGTCCCCATCATTTCATCCATATCCATGTTCAGCCGGTCCTGCTCGGCATAGCTGCTGCTGGTAACATCAGGCGTATTGACGATATTCACATCGTTTTGCGGATCATCGAGCATGACACCGCCACCAGGTACGTTACGCATCAGCGCGCCTAAATCAACATTACCCTGGCGACGAATGAAATAGCGCTTATTCAGCACCAGTCTGACGTTTTCATAACGCTGATCGGCAAGCGTATTGATCTCACTTTGCAGATGCTCACCCAATTCAGCCAAGCCAGACGGATAGTTACGGTGCGTTTCCAGCGTGCTAAAGCCAACCCGGTACGTTTCCCGGCCTAACTTAAAGTAATCGGTCAGTGGTACTGGATCTGATAACAGTAAATCAGTGCCTACCGTATAAAAAGCCCAATCCTTACCATCACGGCGATAGATATTGAAGTGAACCCATACGGTCTTGTATTCATTATCGACGCCAATATCCTTGGGATCTTCACGTTGTCCCTGGCGTGCCTGACTGGTTGTGTTGTGGTCCTGGCCGGCGCTGCCATGCGATAAGATCTCAGACAGCGTATATTCACGCCATGCCGGGGTATCATCTTTCTTGGTTGATACGTCAGCTGCCATAGCGACCACATCACCGGCATACATCGGCATCATTTCAATTAAGTAAGGGCTATCAGCCACCGGATCGCGCCAATCCGAGTTAGGATCAAACCGGAAGTTTTCAGGGGCAATCAAGTCGACGACTGGCTCATCAGCCAAAACCTTACGCTCGATAACGGTTTCTTGGGCTAATGCAAATCCTTCTTCATCGGCAATCAGTTCGCCAGCGTCATCCAGTAACGGTTGATATTCCTTTTCTTCGTGTACTTCGTATCTCCAATACTGCTTGCTAATGCAAATACCGTGAACGTGCGTGTCCTGGTAAGCGCCGATCGCCGTCGCAAACCATGGGATCGACTTTTCAAGACGATGCTGCAGCAATGCCTGGTTAAGCTTTGCTGACTTGGCCTGCAATGGATCGTTCTTATTGGCACCCTCAACGCTGATTAAATCGTTATTAGTAAACAATGCTGCTGCAAGTGCCGCTTCATGCGCCCGTAAAGATGACCGGATCTTAGGTCTGAACATTTTCCGCTTGCGATCATCGCCGGTATTGCGGGATCTGAAGTTATTTAGATTGCGTTCCCATTGGCCACGGACGCTGCTTTCAATGTAATCGGTTGAGGCGTTATAGGTATTGCGTGCAATCGCAAGCCACT